GGCGATCCAGATTGTGACTTTTTAAGGTCTGCACATCTATAAAAAATTATACAGCAGACTTCCAAAAAAGTCAATAAATCAGGGACTTTCAAAAGGCTTCGCGTCCTTGTAATAGATAGTAACAAATCAAAGAAATATATAAATATCTATAACAGGAGCAAAGAAGGACATGAAGAGAAGGAAGAAGGCTGTGTATATAGATTATGACTATGAAGCAGCATACCAGAAGATGTTGACTGACTTGGAAGAAGACAACATGTGCAGGATGCTGAATGAAGGCAGAGTCAGATCAATATATGCCACTAAGGAGATAAAGGCAGCAGAGCAGATGGATGTTGAAATATATCCAGAGTTCAGAAGAGGACAGAGAGAGCAGATACCAGACGAAGCAAAGCTGAAGAAGCAAAGACAGGCACAAAGAAACCTGAATGAGAAGAACAGCAGGAAGGAATGTGAAAGGACGATCAATGCGAACTTCACGGACAATGACATCTGGGGAACACTGACATATACAGACGACAACATGCCGAACAGCATGAAGGAAGCACAGCACGACATGACACTGTACATAGGACGCTTGAACTATGAGCGAAGGAAGAAGGGACTTGCAAAGCTGCGTTATGTGTATGTGACAGAGTGTTCAGACAAAGGACGCTGGCATCATCATTTTGTGTGCGATGGCGACATGGGGCTGGAAGCGGTTGAAGAAAAGTGGAAGAAGGGGCGCAGGAATCAAGTGCGCAGGCTTCAGAAGGATGAACATGGACTGTCAGGAATGGCGAACTACATCACGAAACAGAAGCACCCTGAAAAGAAGGGCAAAGAACCGAAACCAGTTGAAAAGTATCAAAAGGCATGGAAAGCAAGCAAAGGACTGAAAAAGCCTGAAGTGAAGAAGAATCACTATAAATTCAAGCAGAAGGATGTTGACGAAATCGTCACAGGCAGATGCGATCTGGAAGACAAGCTGAAGAAATGGTATGCAGCAGACGGCTACAAGCTGACATCGTATGAAGTCAGATACAACAACATGAATGGCAGATTTTATATATACGCAAGGATGTATAAACAGCCACAGGAAGGAGAAAAGATTGACAAAGCAACAAGTAAGATTAAGCAGAAAACAGCGAAGAAGAAGGCAAAGAAGAAGACAGCTGCACGATGCAGTACATAACTTCATCAGGACAGCAAAGAACTTTCTTCAGCGCAAACCGAAGACGGCAGCAGCAATCCTGATCACATTCATCACAATATATGTGTCGGTAATGCTGGGATTTGCGATCGGCGGCATGATCAGCGCAAAAGGAAAGACGGCAACAGAACAGGAAAGCGAAGCAGAAGAACAAACAGAAAGTGACTTGGATGCAGATGAAGAATATCCATTCAATACAATGTCACAGGATTGGAGTGGCGAAGACATGGAAGGATTCTGTTATCACGAAATATCAGACGAATGCAAGGCAGCAGGCGGCAAGTTTCCAGTAATGGCGCAAATATACACATACATTGTTTGTCAGAATTATGGCGTTGATTATGAAATGGTGTTCGCACTGATCGAAAGGGAAAGTGAATGCAACTGGAACGCTTCAGGCGATGGCGGTACATCATGGGGATATATGCAGATAGCGCAGAAATGGCACAAAGAAAGAATGCAACGCCTGAACTGCACTGATCTGACAAATCCATATCAGAATGTGACAGTCGGCATTGATTACCTGAAGGAGATTCAGGACAGTTTGCAGGAAGTTCCAGAAGATGTGCGTCCATATTACGTTCTTGCAGTCTACAACTACGGAACAAAGGGAGCAAAGGAAAACTTGTGGAATCATGGCGTGTTCAAATACAGCTATAACACAGCGATCATGGAAAGAGCAGCACAGCTGAAGGCAGAGAAAGAAAGACAGGAAACGAAGGAGGAATAAAAGTGGACAACGAAAAAAGATTGTGTCTGGAACAGGCAGTCACGAAAGCGGAAATCTACGCAGTGAAAGTGATTGAAGAAGAACTGAACCGAAAAGGCATCGCGCCAGAAAGCATTGAAAGAAAAATCATAATCACACGAACAGCGGACGTGCTGGCGGCACACAGGGAAGAAGTCAGAGATATGTATAAAAAGTCAGGATTGCTTCTTCAGGACTGGATCATAAAGATGTCAGGTATTGAAGACCTGACGGCATTCAGGAAAATGAAGCGGCTGGGCTTCACTGGCGACATTATGCAGGATATGAAGAAGATGGAGGAAACGCGATGAATATGAAGTATGCGTTGCGTTCGGAAGATACCGAACAGATCAATGTCGTCAGCTGGGCTTCTTGGCAGATGCAGAAATATCCCGAACTGAAATGGCTGCATCACATCCCGAACGGCGGCAGCAGGAACAGAGCCGAAGCAGTAAAGCTGAAGCAGATGGGCGTGAAGTCAGGTGTGTCCGACTTATGTCTTCCGTACCCGAAAGGAATATATTGCGGACTGTACATCGAAATGAAATATGACAAGGGCAGACACCAGCCGTCACAGAAAGAGTTCTTGACCGATATGGCAGCAGCAGGACACTATGTCGCAACATGCTACACGGCAGAAGAAGCGATCAAGGTCATTGAAGAATATATCAATCTGATTGACGGAAACGGAATCAAAGCAATGTTCATTGAAGGAGAAAACAAAGCAATGATGTCAGTCCAGAACAACAGCGTATGGAAAGACGGCGAAGTGAAACCGCTGAAGGTGTAGGACATGAACGGATATGCGGCAGCAGTCAGACAGTTTTATGACATATACAGACCGATCGCAAGGAAGTACGGACTGCGAATGTCAAGCCACACTTCAATATACGATGATGGCTGGATAAAGATATATAAAGGCGAAGGAGCAGACAGACAACAGATCATCAAGATTGAAGAAGCGAACGACACAGACCTATACGACAGGGCAAGGGAAGCAGTGATCAGCTGGGAGAACAGCAAGAAGGAAAGAAATGCAAGACGATAAAAAAGCACATCAAATCACATTGCAGGAACTTGGGATCATACCGAAAGAGCCGAAGCGAAAAGAAGAAGTCAGAAAACAGTATGCTTTTCCTTGCGGCGGTTGCGTGTGTAGCCACTGCACAAACAATGTGGAAACGCCAGACACATGCACAGGAGAAATGAAAGAACCTTGCTTCACATGTGACTATTGCAAGCATTATGACGGAAAAGGAACAGACAGGCGACTTCAAGATTGTGACAAATACATTGTGACGGACGAACACGCGAGAAGGTTAAGAAGGCACATGAAAATAATAAACAGGAGGAAAGCACATCAATGAAAATAATAGCAGTAATGAATCAAAAAGGCGGCATCGGAAAGACAATGACCGCAGCAGCTATCGCCTACATAATGGGCGAAGAAAAAGGAAAGAAAGTGCTGATCTGTGACGCGGATCAGCAGGGCAACATATCACTTCTTTACGACAGATTTGATCCTGAAGGACAGGGAATGCCAGAATTGCTTGAAAATCATCAGGCAGCAGGCGGCGCATATTCGACAACAGACCTGATCCAAACAACACCATATGGAAATATTGACATCATACCAGCGAACGGATATTTGATGCGAACAAACATGACGCTGCTTCAGGAAGAAGGAGAAGATCAGATTCTTCGATTTGCAGCAGCGATGAATGAAGTCAGAACTATATATGATTATTGCATTGTTGATTGTGGTCTGATCATGGACATGACAGTCACAAACGTGATGATTGCAGCAGACCTTGTGATTGTGCCTGTCAAGATTGGCGGCTTCGAGATTGAAGCAGCTGCGAACATGGACAGTCAGCTGACATCGTTCAGAAGAATAAACCCTGACATTCGCATGAAAGTATTGATGACGATGCGACAGAAGAACCAGACGACACTTCAGGTTGAAGAATGGCTGAAAACACAGTCAGGACACGATTGTTTTGCGACAGCGATCAGGCGATCAATAATCGCAGAGAAGTCAACAGTCGCACAAGTGCCACTTCCGAAGTTTTCAAAAAACTGCATCGTGACGCAGGACTATCGTGCAGCGACATATGAATTGATGAAAGAGGTGTGAACATGGGAGTGTATGAGATAATCACAGGAATCACAGAAAACGAAGAAAATCTGAAAGTCGAAATCAGACAGACGGAAGGAACACTGGAAAGAAATCTTGTGTACATTAAAAATACAAAAACAAACAGGGCGTATTCCTTCACGTTAGCGGACGGCGATGAATATGGCGCAGACGCAATGACGCGAAATGCGGTTGCAAAGCTACATTCGGACATGTGCGGTTGTAATGAAAAGACGCTTGACAGAATCGAACATGCGCTGGGAATAAAACTTGAAACATGGCAGTCAGAATATATCCTGTCACAAGGCATCACATATCCACATGAAGGAAGAAGAACAGGGAAGACGCTTGCATATCAAATCAAGACACTTCTGACAGCACACAACGATATAACGATCTACGGCAACGAAGAGCAATACTACGTTGATGAAATACATGGTCGCGTATACGAAAAAAATTATGTCACAGACCTTGCAAAGTTGTCAGAATACCTTCGCAAAGCTGGCATCGGAGTTCCGAAAGTGACATTGAAACTGGACAAAATGAGAAGAAGGGAGGACGGAATGCGATGGAACTAAAAGGACAGGTCACAATCAGCATTGACGACTTTGAAAAGCTGAAGGCGGCAGCAGACGCGAAGGAATATGCAGAAAACCAGCTGGAAGCGTTCAGGGACAGGATGACACAATTCTATGAACTGGACGACACAGACTTCTGGAAGCGTATCAAAGAGATTGACAGCACACCGAACATGTCAGACAGGCAGATCGACAAAGCGATAAGCGAAGCCAGAAAGATGCTGAAGATTGTGATTGATACAGACAAGCTGAAGAAGCAGATCAGGGCATCAATAAACAAAGCAATATGTACAGCTGAAGGCGAACCGCGTCACATAAATGTGTCAGATTCTGACACAGGGAAGGAAACAGCATGAAAGTGACTTTTGAATTTGAAGGGCTGAAAGAACTTCAAAACAAACTGGAAACACTTGCAAGCGATTCGGAAATCAGAAAAACAAACAAGCAGATATTCCAGCGTTCTGTTGATTATACCGAACCACGAATGAAGGCAGTTATGGCAAGGTCGGCAGACAATTCAAAGTCAGGAAAGAAGGGATACAGACCTTCTGGACATGCTGCGGATAATATCCCCACGAAAGTGACAACAAAGGGCGGCGAAGTCGGCTGGACACTTCTGGGCGATGCAGAAAACTGGTTTTACATGAAGTTTGTGGAATGGGGGACAACGAAACAGCCCCCACAAGACTTCCTTTACAACACAATGGAAGAATGCCGCGGACAGTGGGACACGATAGCAGATCAGGAATATCAGAAGTTATTGAATGAAAAGCTGGGAGGATGACACATGGACATTGTGAAGAAGACACTGGATGCGCTTGAAGTGCTGGAAGCAGAAGGAATCACAGTGCAGCAGGGCTGGTATGACGCAGACATCAAGGGACTGCATGTGACTGTGTGGAATCTGGGGGACTACGGCGGCGAACATTCGGACGATGACGAAGAAGTCGAGATTGCAGCAGTGCAAGTGTGCATCTGGTCAAGTACAGATCAAATCAGGTTAAAAAAGAGAATCAGGCGACTTATGAAAAAGGCAGGATTCGCATTCATGGGCGCAAATGACAATCTTGAAACAGATACAAAAATATTTATGAATGCCGCAAGATTCATGGCGGCAGAAGAAGCAGAACAGGAGGACAAAGAAGAATGAGTGAAGCAGGAAAGCAGATCATCAGATCAAGAACAAAGTCGTTTCGTGACATTTATGTCGCACCAGTAACACAGAACGATGCGACAGCATACGCAGCAGGCACACCAGTCAAACTTGCGCGTGCTATTTCAGGAAAAGTGTCTGATAAATTCAGCGTTGAAAAGATTTACAGCGATGATGGAGTGGAGGACACAGTTGAAACCTACGAAGGAACAGACGTGGAGTTTGAAGTCAATTCGCTTGCACCGCAGGACAAAGCAATGTTGTTCGGTCATTTATACAAGAATGGCTGGCTTGTGAAAAACAAGGACGACAAAGCACCTGAAGTCGCTGTCGGATATAGAGCAAAGAAGCTGAATGGCAAGTATGAATTTGTATGGCTTTATGTCGGAACATTCGGTCAGGGATATGACGACAACTATCAGACACAGGAAGACAAGGTCACAACACAGACAGCAACGCTGAAGGGCAGTTTCTACGAACGCGCATGTGATGGAAACTTTGAAACACAGGTTGACGAAAGCAACCTTCTGACAGAACACACGGACGCAGCAGCAGCAATCAAAAACTGGTTCGGAAAGGTACAAGAGCCAACAGAAGCGGCGTAAAAGAATAATAGGAGGGCAAACACAATGAAAAGAAAGTTAATTATAAACGGCAAAGAATATGAAATGCCAAAGATGGACGTTGACACCTATATGGAATATTTGGAGGTTAGGGACGACATCATGGGAACTGAAAAGAAAAGCGGACTTTACACCGCAGAACAGTTCCGAAAGATGCTGGACTGCATTTGCATGGTTTATGGCAACCAGTTCACTGTTGACGAGTTGAAGGACAAGGAAACAGGACTGGGAGTTGCAGCAATCATCATGGAATTTGCACTGATCGAAGAATCGCTGGGCGATGAAGTCAACGGAAAGGTTGAGAAGCTACAAAAAAATTTTACAAGTGGCAAATAATACCCGAACTGACGCTGACGTGCAATGAAAAAGAATATATATGCGCGTCAGTATCGGTTGAAAAGTACAGAGCATATACAGAACTTATGGAAAAGAACAACGGCGATGATGTTACATCTGCGTTTCAATTCAATGCAGCAATTATGAAAATGATCTTCGGTATATCTGAAAGGGAAGTGCTGAAGGCAGATGTCGCAGAACAGCTGGCAACAGCAAAGATGATTCATTTTGTGATGCAGGACATCATCACACCGAAGTTCCTTGAATTAAGCCCAAACAGACCAGATGAAGTCGAACAGGAGAAGTCAGCATTCGATGATTATGACGAAGAAAACGGCTACAACGAAGCTGAAAAGCAGCTGGACGATGAAAACATCTGGAAAGTGTGCCGCGACAATGTGGACAGGGTTGTAAAGCTGTGTATAAAAGGGCTGAACGATTCACTTTCAAATGTTATGAAGTCGGATATTATGAGCCTTTTGGATCATGTGGCGTTCGAGATCAAGACCATCAACGAAAAGTGATGAAAGGAACGTGCATACATGGCGCAGGCATCAATCAAGATCGGCGCTTCGATGTCAGAATATCAGTCGGCTATGAAAGCGGCGGTTGCAAGCATGAAAGAACTGTCGTCACAGTACAGTCTTGCTGCTGCGAATGCCAAACTGTACGGCACGAAATCTGACGCGCTAAAGGCGAAGATCAGCGAACTTACACAGAAAATGGATGTCCAGAAGACAAAAGTCGCGGATTGTAAGACACATTATGAAACGCTGACAACACGACTGGACAACAACAAGAAAAAAAGCGAAGAACTGAAGACAAAAGTCGCAGAACTGTCAAGAGCCTATGAGGAAAGCAAGGAAGCGACTGGCGAAAATTCAGAAGAAACAAAGAAATTAAAAACAGAACTGGACAAAGCAGAAAAGCAGCTGGCAACAACCGAAGCACAAACAACAAAGTATGAAGCAGCAGTCAAGAAGCAGGGGGCAGCAGTCACACAGGCTGAAGCTGACCTTGCGAACATGGAAGTACAGCTTCGTGATGTCAATGCGGAACTTGCGCGCCAGAAGTTCGATGAATACGCGGAAAAGGCTGGAAAAGTCGGACAGGCAGTGCAAACAGCAGGACAGCACATGATGAAGGTCACAACCGCGATCGGCGGCGTGGCAGCGGCATCGGTAACGGT